GTTTGACTGCTGACCACAACCAAGTGGCTATGGTAGACGAAGACGAAATCGGTTTATTGACTGGTAAAGTTCGCGGAAAAGTAGTTTACAACGTTGGTGTTGGATACTACAACGCTGAGGAAATTGTTTACTTGACTTTAGACTAATTACTAATAAAGACCGCCTCTTAAGTGGGGCGGTTTTAAATACCTAAAAAATAGATGGCCTGTTTAATAACAAAGGGTAAATTATTGGGTTGCAAAGACCAACGCGGTGGAATTAAAAATTTGTATTTTGCAAATTATGAGGACTACGGTTATGTTATTGCTGCTCAAGAATTGACCGACCTTGGAGACCTTGCTGAGGTTTTCAAATACGAGGTAAAGGCTACAACAAACGCCTTGACCGAAACTGGTACAAGTTCAGAGGACAACGGAACATTTTTAAACGCCCAATCTTTGGCCGTTACACTTCCAAAATTAGGTGCTGACTTGCAAGCTCAAGTACAACTTATTTGCGCTGGACGCCCTCAAGTTTTCGTTGAAGATTACAACGGAAATATTATGTTGATTGGTGCCACTAATGGCACTATGTCGAATTGCACAAAAGTCAGTGGCGGAGCAGGAGCCGATTTAAGTGGATACACTTTGACCATCGCTGCTGAGGAGTCGAACTTATCTCCATTTTTGAATACTGCCGCAAAAGAGGCGTTGATGACTTTCGTTTCTGACCAAGTTGTTTCTTAATTCTTTTCATAGTTTTGTCATTAAACGCTCCTTTAAGGGGCGTTTTTTGTTACAAAACAACAAATTTCAGTTATTATAGTATGTGGATATTCAATTTAACTGCGCCTTATCAATTTCGTTGCATTCCAAGAGGCTACAATAGTGGCGAAATCACGTTTTTATTGCGTGATGAAACGCGAGACATCACTCACGAAATCGCCGTAACTGGCGTATATTACCAAAACAATGTTTTAGTGTTGGTATTTGACGAGCCAATCATGAAAGAAGGCCAATCGTTTGAGGTTACAATCAACGAGAATGACAATTTAATTTATAGAGGCAAGGCTTACGCAACGGCTCAGACTGACTTAGAGAATTTTGAACTCAATAACGGAGTTCTAAAAGTATAATTTTATGGAAAAATTACAAATTATAAACCTATCGAATTACATTCGCCCTGAGATTAAAGAGGTGAGCGGTAAAAAGTGGGTGTTAAATGGAGACAAAAACTCGTTTTATCAAGTCATTATTGACGCCTATAACGGATCGCCAACAAACTCGGCGATTATTGACAGTTATTCGCAATTCATTTATGGTAAAGGATTGACCTCAAAAGACAAAGCACGCAAGCCAAGCGAATGGGCGGCGATTATGTCGCTCGTTTCTAAAAAAGATTTGCGTAAAATATGCAAGGATTTCGAGATGTTTGGCGAGGCTTCAATTGAGGTTAAATATGTAAACGGAAAAATACAAAGATGTTTTCACGTTGCAAAACAACGAATTGCTCCCGAAGTTGCAAACGAGGAGGGCGATATTACAGGGTATTATTATAGCTACGACTTTGCAAACGTAAACAAATATAAACCCGAACGAATCGACGCATTTGGATACGGCGAAGGCATGGGCGAACGCTCAGAGATTTACATCATTCGCGATTACCAGGTTGGACAATTTTACTATTCAAACCCGAGTTATGTGTCGGGGATTAGTTGGGCCAAAATGGAGGAGGAAATTTCGAACTACTCAATCAACCACATTCAAAAAGGGTTGAGCTTCGGACATATTATAAATATGAATGCGGGCGTGCAAGAGTCAATCGAGACAATCCAAGAGAATACACGCCAAATCCGTAACCACTTAACAGGATCACAAAACGCGGGCGCATTCTTTTTAAATTGGAACGATAACAAAGACTCCGAGATTACAATCGCACCTTTGGAAGTTAGCGACGCGCATCAACAATACCAGTATTTAAGCGAAGAGGCAAGGCAGCAACTTTGCACATCGCACAAATTGACGTCTCAAATGCTCGTAGGAATTTCATCGTCCAAAGGATTTAGCTCAACGGCTGACGAAATACGAGTGGGATTTGAGGAGTTAATGATTAATGTAATTAGACCAAAGCAAGAGATTATACTCGACGGTTTAATGGAGATTTTTGCCGTTAACGGAATCACTTTGGACTTACAATTTGAATCGTTAAGAGCTGAGGATGTGGTTGCCATAACTGATGGCGGACTTGACAAAGCAACAAGCGACGCGGCGGTATCTTATAATGGTGCGCAAATCGCTTCAGCGATTGATATATTCGCCAAAGTTCGTGAGGGCATTTTAACAACCGAGCAAGCGATTGTTTTCTTAGTTCAATTCTTAAACATTCCCGCTCAAGTGGCGCAAGCGTTATTTTCGCAACAAGCCGCAGCGGTTACGCAATTGTCAACTCAAGGCTTTGATGACTTAGGAGAGGACATCGATTTAAACGAATGGGAACTTATAAGTTCCGAAGCGGTTGACTATGAAAAAGAGGCCGAGCTTGACGCTGAACTTGATCGCATGAATGGAGTAAGTACGCAATTAATGCGCGTTGCTTTAGATAAAGTTTCAACAGGAACGGCAAGACCAAATGCAAAAAGTTATCAAGATGGCGCGCTTTTTAAAAGTCGGTACCGTTATAGCGGAAATCCATCGCCCGAGCGTGCATTTTGTAAAGCAATGATGAAAGCCAATAAGGTATATCGTAAAGAGGACATCGAAATGATGAGCCAAAGAAACGTTAATCCTGGCTTTGGAATGCATCCAAATCCGAATCAACCTTATGATATCTTCCTTTGGAAAGGTGGAGGTTTACAAAGTGAGGCATTTCCCTTTGGAACTTGCAAACATTTTTGGATTAGAGAAACGTATCGTAAAAGAGCGGATGTAAACAACCCACTTGCGGAGACAATTACACCAGCGCAAGCGAGAAAAGCAGGCGAAATCCTACCAACAAATAACCCTAAAGCGTACATCGCGCCTCACGACATGTAATTTATGGCAACTATTATACTTTTAAAAGAAAACGAACTCACAAAAAACACCATGTTAGGTGGCAATATAGACATCGATTTATATATTCCTTGTATTGCAGACGCTCAGCGCACACGATTGGAGGAAATTTTAGGCGAGACATTATACAATAAAATTTGCGAGGACTTCGATAACGATGATTTGGTGGACGATTATTTAACTTTGTACGAAGATTACATCAAGCCTTTTTTAATCAAAGCAAGCGCCGTAGAATACCTCCTAATTGGGGCCTATAAAGTAAACAACAACGGTATATTTAAGTCGCAACCCGACAACTCGGTGGCGATTGATAAAACCGAAGTTGATTATTTGGTTAACAATATGCGATTAAAAGCAGAAATGGATCAAGACCGACTTTTGCGCTGGCTTAATAAGTTTCACTTACCCGAATACGTTAGCAATTCCAATAATATCGTCAACCCTTTGCGTTCGCGTTTAATTTGTGGCAAATGGTGGCTTGATCGACCTTACTAAAATATGAGAAAAGTAGACAAACGAACTGAGGAAAACATCAAAAAATTAAAACTATTTTTAAAAAATGGCATCGACATTAAATTTCACGACCAAAAGAGGGGACACGTTCAAACAAACGGACTTTCAAATAAACGTTAACGAGGCACCACTTGACCTAACTGATGGCGATGTCAAAATGCAATTGCGTAAAGAGGCGGGCGGTGTCGTTGCGCTTGAGGTGCCAATCACTATTTTTGACGCAGTCAATGGCGAGTTTTGTATTGATGAGCAAATAATCGACATACAGGCTTGCACTTACAAATATGATATTCAAATCACGCAAGCGAGTGGCGAGGTTGACACTTGGATAAGTGGACTCTTTACAATAACCGACGATATTACACGATAAGCATGGCTGACAATGTAAATATAATAGTACAAGACACAATCAACGACATCGTCGTAAATGCAGCCGTTGTAGTTGAGACAATTGACATCAACGTACAAGCTGCGGTCGATGTGGTTGACATCGTAGCCAATCCAAATAACTACGTTGTAAATATCAACCGAATTATTGGCGAGCAAGTGCAATCGGATTGGACACAAACGGACAACCAAGCTCCCGACTACATAAAAAACAAGCCTACAATTCCTGCAGCTCAAGTCAATTCAGATTGGAACGCGACGAGCGGATTGGCGCAAATACTTAATAAACCCACTTTGGCAACCGTTGCGACAAGTGGCAGTTATACCGATTTGATAAACAAACCGACAATCCCTGCGGCGGTTACAAAAACAAGCGACCTAACTAACGATGGGGAGGACGGTGTTAATCCTTTTATCACGGCTGCTGATATACCTCCAGTAACAGGCTTTGTTCCATACACAGGCGCAACGGCAAATGTGGACTTGGGAGAATATGAAATAAAAGCGGGGCAAGTTACACTTGACACATCGCCAACAGGCACGGCAGCGGTTGCAACAACACGATGGAATAATACAATCGGTAGCACCGAAACGACTTTAAAAGGCGGTAGCGTAGTTTTAAAAAATGGCGTTGATTTGGTTGCACGAGTAGTGAATAAAGTTACACCAAACGCAACACTAACAAAGGCAGCGTATCAAGCCGTTAGAATAAGCGGGGCGCAAGGTCAACGCTTAGCCGTTGCATACGCTCAAGCGAATAATGATAACAATTCAGCCGATACGATAGGAATTGTTTGCGAAACAATAGCGACCAACCAAGAGGGTTTTATTTTAACCGTTGGCCAATTAGAGGAGATTAATACAACAGGCTCGTTGCAGGGCGAAACGTGGGCGGATGGCGATGTACTATATTTGTCGCCTACAACTGCGGGGAGATTGACCAATATAAAGCCAACAGGCGCAACAGGTCACATTGTTGTAATGGGTTATGTGGAATACGCTCACGCAGTACACGGTAAGATTTACGTTAAGATTATGAACGGATGGGAGCTTGACGAACTTCACAACGTCTTTATAACTTCGCCTGCAAATAACGAGGGGTTATTTTATGACTCGGCCGATTCACTTTGGAAAAACGAAACTATTGCAAGTGCGCTCGGATATACACCTGTAACAAATGCTCGCACAATTAGCACAACTGCACCACTAAGCGGGGGCGGTGATTTAACTGCAAATAGAACGCTATCAATAACGCAAGCTACAACAAGTACAAACGGATATTTAAGTAGTACCGATTGGAGTACATTTAACGGCAAATTTACTTTACCTGCACTCACAAGCGGCAGCGTATTATTTTCAAATGGTACTACCATAGCGCAAAAAAATGCTCAACTATTTTGGGATGATACGAATAATCGCTTAGGGATTGGAACGGCAACACCTGCTTATAAATTATCAGTTAATGGAACTATTGATGCGGGCACGAATTTAATTGGAAATGGGGCTTGGAATCAAGGGTTAAAATTATTTGGAGGAACAGGTGAATTTCAATTTTTAAATGGTGGTGGAGGATTCTTTTTTACTTGGGTAAGAAATAATGTAGAAAGAATGAGATTATCTTCAAATGATAATTTACTCATAAACACCACAACCGACGCAGGCTTTAAATTAGACGTAAACGGCACGGCGAGGGTGCAGGGGAACTTTACAGGTGGAGCAGGAATTACTGCAACGACATCAGTTACTGCAAATAACTCAAATGGTTTTATTTTAACTGCTAACACTTTAACAATAAATGGAACGGGAAGTTATGTTCGTTTTAATCACGGATTTAATGCCTATAATGGTTTTATTTTTGAAGGATATGCTTTTGCTCAAACAAGTGGAGATACACAATTTTTACAACTAAGAGGAAGCTTTGCACCTACAAGCGGAACGGCTACTTTTAACGGAACAAATATATCGCCTACAATCAACCAAACAGGGGGAGCTAATGGAATAACACGCGGTTTATATATCAACCCTACTTTAACAGCAGCAGCTGATTTTAGAGCTATTGAGGTTTCAAGCGGAATAACTATATTAGGCGCAGCAACAACGGCAAAGGCTTCGCTTAGAATACCAAGCGGAACTGCACCAACAACACCAACAAACGGCGACATTTGGTTTGATGGAACAAATTTAAAAATGCAAATAGGCGGAGTAACTAAAACATTTACACTATTATAATGGCACAAATACAACCGATTAACTTTCCCTTTACAGGCGAAGCGACAATATTAAAAGTTTTAATACTTAACTTTGAAACAACTGCAACCACTTGCACAACTTACAACGAACTATTGACCGAAGAAGGGTTAATGTGTGCTAATTGGAATTACACGTTAACCGATGACGAGTTTGCAGCGTGGGGCGAGGATAACACTTGGATTGAGAATTGCGTAGCAAAAGACAAAGGAATTATAATTTTAACATACTAAAAATGGAAGAGTTAAACGTACTTAAACAAGCGATTGAAATCGCAGTAAAAGCGGGAGTTTATCAAATGGCTGACGTTGTGGCTTTGTCGCAAATACTTGACAAATTAGCGGCTAAATTGCAAGAAGATGAAACAAATTAAGGAGCATTTACTGCCGATTATTTTAATCGTTTTGGGTATATTAGACCAAACGACTGACTTGCTTGTGGATCTCATATCGCAATTTGGATTGCCAGCATACTGCGGGACAATATTAAAAATAATAGTTATTACTTTGGGAGGGATTAAATTGTATCTTTCGCAGCCAAACAAATTAAACTCATGAGCATTGAAAGCGAACGCCTCGACCGAATAGAGCAACACATCAAAGAGATTAAAAAAGATAGCGAGATTCGCTCAGCCGATATACGAGAGATAAAACAAGCTCTACTCGGCAACGACCTCAACGGATTTCGTGGCCTTGTTTGGAAAATATCAGATATCGACACGCGAGTCATTGACCTGGAGGAGAACGACGCCGAGCTTAAGGTCTACGTTAAGCAAGCCAAAGTTATTGCCGTAGCATTTACCGCTGCTCTTGTGACATTATTATTCAAAGCCTTCTCAAAATGAAACTAAACAACGCGGGTTATCGATTGATTTGTAAATTCGAGGGTTTTAGCTCTAAGCCGTACCTTTGCAGCGCGAAAGTGCCGACCATAGGTTACGGAAATACTTACTACACAAACGGCAAAAAGGTCACGCTACTAGATAAACCAATAACCGAACTTGAAGCATTTGAGTTGTTTAAGGTTATCGCTGACAAATTTGCGGCCAAAGTGAGTAAATTAGTAACGTCGCCACTTGATCAGGGACAATTTAACGCTTTGGTTTCACTATCGTACAACATCGGCCCTGCAAACTTTGAGAAATCCACGCTATTGCGCAAGGTCAACTTCAACCACTTTGATCCGTCAATTCGGGCCGAGTTCCTAAAATGGAATAAGGCAGGCGGCAACGTTTTAAAAGGTCTAACTATTCGACGCAAGGCCGAAGCCGACATATATTTTGGAGAGTAAAATCACATACAAGGGCGAAATCGCTCGCGAGTATATAGCAAAGTTTCCTAAGTCATCAACGATGGCAATCTCAAGACTATTGCACCAGGATTTCCCGATTGATTTCACAAGCGTTGACAATGCGCGTGGCATAGTGCGAACACATCGCAACGAACGCTCAGACCGTCAAGAGAAAAACGCAATAGGCGAAAGGACTGAACAAGAAAAAAAAGACTTTATGAAAACAACCGCATTTGAATTACCCGAAAGCGACTACGAGAAACAAGGCACGGTCATCGTTCCGAACAAAAACATTTTGTTTTTAACGGACATTCACTTCCCCTACCAAAACAACGACGCGCTCCGACTTGCTATCGACTACGGCAAGGCTGAAAACGTCGACTGCGTGTACTTAAATGGAGATACTATCGACATGTATATGCTTTCGCGTTTCATAAAGGATCGACGTTTGCGAAATATGGCAGACGAACTCGAGATGACGCGCAACTTTTTAAAGAATTTACAAGACCACTTCCAATGCCCTATCTATTATAAGATTGGAAACCATGAGGATCGCTGGCAAAACTTCCTCAAATTGCAAGCTCCCGAGTTGTTAGGTATTCCCGACTTTGAACTTGCTACAATTTTACGCTTTGGCGAGTTCGGAGTGCAAGAGGTAAAGAGTAAACAAATCGCAAAGGCGGGTAAATTGCCACTATTACACGGACACGAATTTTTTAGCGGCTTTGCGCCACCTGTTAACCCAGCGCGTGGCCTTTATATGAAAGCAAAAGAGTCTTGTATTATAGGCCACCACCATAGAACGAGCGAACACACTGAGGTTAATCTCAGCGGAGACGTGACTACAACTTGGTCAGTCGGTGCGCTTTGTGGTTTATCTCCCGAATATATGCCCTACAATAATTGGAACAACGGATTTGCACACATTCGCGTTGAGAAAAACGGCGATTATGAGGTTAACAACCTTAGAATTGTGGAAAATAAAATCCGATAAAATGAGATATTTATTTATATTGCTTTTATTGGCGAGCTGCGGGGCGCGTAAAGTGAACAAAAGCACAACCGAGACCGAGACAAAAAACGAAATATCGGTAATTGACTCCACAAAAGTATATACAAATGAGGTATCAGAAGGGGATATACACACCGATGAGTTTGAGATTACACCAGTGGACACCCTCAAACCGATTGTTATTATAGACTCGCAAGGCAAAAAAACCACAATTAAGAACGGCCGCGTTAAGAAAAGAACGCAAATAAGTCGATTTAAGGCATTAAAATCTCAAAGCGTACACAATACACGAAAAACTAAAAAAACTGCAACACAAACCACCAAAGCAAGCGAAAAACACGTTGAGCGCAAAGAGTCGTTCGGTTGGTTGTGGTTGATCCTTATTATTGCGGTAATTCTCTACATTTACCGCCGCTTTTTTATCTCCCGTTTTATTTAGAATTTGTATAAATAAGCATTAAAACTAAACTTTGTTTAATTTTTTGTTGTTTAATTAATTTATTGTTATAGATTTGTACTCAGATAACAACAAATAAAAACACTATGACAACTTTAAAATCACACTCAACTCACACCAAAGTAGCTAAAGTATTAAGAACATCAGGTTACAAAGCAATTTGTGTAAAAAACAACAACTTCAATTCTAACCAATATGAAGTAAAAATTAAAGGTATTGATTCAAATGAATTAAAAGAATTATACAATATAGTTTTTAATTTGTTCAACAACACAATGATTAATTTAATAGCTGAGTAATTATGGAAATTTATGTAGTAGTTCATCCTGATGCAAATTATTATGGCAGCAGGGATGTTGTAAAAATATTTAAAAATAAAAAAGACGCTGAAAAATACATTAAATATCACCCATACGAATTAGAAATAGATGAATATAAATTAGAATAATTATGACACAAAAAGAACAAATAATAAAATTAATAGAAGATTTAGTAATAAAATTTGAAAATGACAAAGAGCTTTCAATAAAATATAATTTTTTAACCGAAAAGGATAAAAGATGGTTTGAGGGAATTGTTTTTGGATTACAAGAATTAGAATGTTTAATATACTCTGAAATCAAATAACTATGAAATACTTTTTACAACATCGCAAACCGCAGTACATTTTTTGTTTAATTATGGCCGCCTATTTTATCGGTCAACTAATCTTTAGATCATAATGGAAAATTTAGAACTTGAAATCAAAAAACACGAGCGCGCCATCAAAATACTTGAGGCGTTTAAAGAAAGCGACCGCCGCTTTAATGACCACAAAAGTCGAATCGAACGCAACGAGCGTTTATTTGGTTGGGATGTGCAAGACTGGAACAAACAACGAATGATTGCTAACTTTAATATCGGCCTAAGATTGGCCCGAATGTATGAGAACTTATAGACTTTATTACTACACCGAGCAATACGATGAGTGCTACGATTACGATATGGACATTGAAGCCAGTAGCATCGCTGAGGCAATACTTATTTTTAATCAATCCTCAATAGTTTGTAAGCGCGTGTGGCGCGTTGAGGAGTTACCATTTAGACATAAACGATGAGAAACGAACGAGGCGCAGGCCGTAAAACTAAATTTGTAGAAGGCACACAAACAAAAATACTTCACAAATTAATACCAATCGACTCAGAAAACGAGGTAAAACAATCAATCGATAAAATTATTTTAAAATGGATGAGAAAAAAATAAACCTCAAAGAGGCTAAAAAGTTCGACAAGTGGATGAAAAAAACCGTTAAATCGGTTTACTATTCCGATCACAAAAAAATGACTAACGCATATTTAAAACTAAATTAAAATGGGAGCAAACGCAAAACTATTCCTTGAGAATTCCGAGCAACTAATCACGATGTACGAGCCATCGTTCACAAAAAAAGACGCAATCCTTACTGGCAAGCGAATGGTCGACAACGTTATCAACGAGGGCAACGTCGACAACCATATGTTTATGGCTAACATTTGCCGACTTAAAGAGGTCGTAAATTCAGCCGACGCGGAAATGCGTAAGCACTTGCCCGAGGAGAAAATGACTTGCTACGGCGTTGAGTTTACTCCAGTAAACGGAGGCGAGGTTATCAACTACGGAGACGATCCGATTTATCAGCAACTTAAGGCCGACCTTAAAGAACGCGAGGAGCTTTTAAAATTGGCTTTAAAACAAACGCAAACAATTTTCGACGCGTATGGTAACGAGGTGCCACAGGTATCAACAACGCCTCGTAAATCAAGTATAACTCTTAAATTTTAATATCTTTATCTCGCTTGCTCGTAGTTGCGGGCTTCGTAAAAATAAAATTTCAACTTAAAAATAAATATGATGAGAAACGAAAATATGATTGAACCACAAAATCCGGAATGTGTGCAAACGAGTTTTATGGTTAGTGCGGATTTAATAAATAAAATATTTAATGAAAACTGCCTTGAAACAATGGCTAAAATGCCTGATAACTTTATAGACTTAACAGTAACTTCTCCTCCTTACGATGATGTAAGAACGTATAAAGGATTTACATTGCCATTAGATGATATTGCAAAAGAATTGTATCGAGTTACTAAAGATGGAGGTGTTGTTGTGTGGGTTGTAAATGATAAAACTAAAAACTATTCTGAAACATTAACGAGTTTTAAAACTGCAGTTTTATTTGTAGAAAAAGCAGGTTTTAATTTGCACGATACAATGATATATAAAAGAACTTGCGCATTTCCTGATGTAGTTAGATATTACCAAGACTTTGAGTATATGTTTGTATTTAGCAAAGGCAAACCTAAAACAGTTAATTTACTTAGGCAAATGAAAACCGAAGGAAGTTTAAAAAGGCAAAAAAACAAAACTGGTGTAGGTGGAGAAAGGCAAACAGATGGGAGTTTGAAGCGTATTGATGGGACGAATGCCTTTTTAAGAAAAGAGAAAGCGAGGCAAGACGAAACAAGAGTAAAATCAAATGTTTGGGAATTACCAAGAGGAAACCAAAATAGCACAAAAGATAAAATTGCTTTTAAGCATCCAGCAATATTCCCTGAACAATTAGCAAACGACCATATAATTAGCTGGAGCAATGAAGGAGATTTAGTTTATGATTGTTTTGCAGGTAGCGGAACAACTGCTAAGATGAGTATAATAAACAAACGTAATTGGATTGTATCTGAGATAAGTTCTGAATATTGCGAGATTATAAAAGAACGTGTTAAAATAGATAAAGGTCTTTTTGAAAGCGTATCATAACATTAACCATAACATGAAAGTAGGATCAAAAGTTAGATATTACCAAGACTTTGAGTATATGTTTGTATTTAGCAAAGGCAAACCTAAAACAGTTAATTTACTTAGGCAAATGAAAACCGAAGGAAGTTTAAAAAGGCAAAAAAACAAAACT